CTTTTCGTAAGCCGAAGCTTAGCAAACAATCTGAGACTAGATGTTTATTAGTACTGAAGGACGCAGTTATCGAAACGGATCGTAAGAGCGATTTCTGCAGGATCTTCTGAGCCGTAATCCAAGTCACCAAAACCGGCAGACGTTAGGAAACAACCCTTCATGTCCCAAAGCTCTACGACTGTCCCGACAGGGTCAAGAAGCTTAAGCTGACAATCTCTCTTGTAGAAATCCGCGTAACCACCACGTCCAGAAACAGATTCGTAATGAGTACGGACCCATTCCATAACTTGTTGCGCACCTGACGGAGCGATTGGATCGTGAAGGGTCACTGAAACTGCGTCAAACTTCGTCTTACCAGCGATATACCTTTGACCGTTCATATATGGAATTTCGATCTCGGCAGTGTTCATGGTAGGACGGGCAGCCGTCTTAATAAGAAATGCGTCAATACCCTCAATAGCGAACACCCACCGAAACTTTCTTTTCGGCTCAAACTTGTTCGGCAGCATGTCGGTAACTGATAGTGTCTCTGGCATCTTTGTTACTCCTTGTTATTACTAACTATATCGTTCTCAGATTATATGTCCAAACCAGCGTTCGTTACAACAAAGTCGAGTGAGATAAACTCGACAGAACGTACTGGCTGCAAGAAGATCTTACCTCTTACAGTGTTGTTTTCGATATCAGCTTGAGTAGTCGTTGTGGTATCGATCTGAACCTTGAACCGCTCAAGGCCTTGTTGCTGTTGAATTCTAGTTAAGACCGGAGTAACCGCTGCTGAGAACCTTGCCAGCGTGGACTCCCTGTTTGGCTCGAACAAGAATGTATCGCCAATCTTTCTAACTTGCCGACGGATATCAATCAAGAGTCGTCGTACGTTAACTCTGTCTAGAGCACTTTAGGCGGCTAGAAGAGTCTTTTGTCCGAACACGACAACCTCTGGTGATTGTGGGAACGACGTAATCGGGTTGATGTCTACTTCGTAGAGAGTATCAAGATTTGTTCTGTTCAACTTGACCTGTGTCTCTACTACGTTCTTCAGAGCGCCGCGGGTGAAGCCGGCGGGGGCGTACCATGGGAAGGCAACTTGGTCATTTAGACCGAAAGCCCCAAGAACCGCTACACTTGGTGGAGCAGAAGAAGCAGCACCTGATGTTTGATCTGTCATTACAACATCGGGGAAGTATGCAGCCGCGAAGCTTGAATCTAGATTTCTTGCCGCGAAAGTTGCTGCAGTGTTTGTAACACTGACATCTTGATCGGACCCGGAGACGATATTACCAAGAACGTCTTCAACCTCGATATCCATGATGTACATTGCATCAAATCTATTCTCGACGGTTGTGATCGCGTAATCAGTAACTCCGCTGTGACGAATGCCTGGAATCGCCAACAACTGGATGTCTACGTCTGATCTCTCAGCCATAACATCTAGAGCCTTCCTATAAGCCGCCACAGTAGGTCCAGCAATGAGACCTTGGTTCTCATATGTCATTTCTCTTCTGACGGCTGGAGAGGTCATCTTGACCCTTTCTTCATTGAAGACGTCTAGACCGTCGAAGCCACCTTGAGCGATCATGGTGAACTTAAGGAACGGACGAGCAGTCGAGAGACCAAAGTCTTTCTCTACGCTAAGCAGTCGTGTAGATGACGACGAACTACCATCAATGTCATTCATTGTCGCCTCAGCGAGACCCTTCCTTCTGTAGGTAGCAGCGGCCCACTGTTGAGCATCGGCTTCGTCACTAGAATTGGTGATGACCTGAATTTTCTCAAGTGAGAACTTGTTGTTATTGAATCTATCACAATCGTAGATTGTTCCATCATTATCAGCAACGCCAGGATTAGCTCCAACCATTGCTGCTTGGTTCACAACGTCCCAAGTCGGGAAGTACAATCCGTATGAATCGATTGAGGCGTCCAGTGTGGTCGAAGAGTTGGGCTGTGCCACACTCTGCAGCTTCTCGTGCTGGATACCCCAGTATAGGGATGAGTTAACTCTCTTTCTTGGCGCAAGACCTTGAGCGACAGTTCTTCTCATCGGAACCGGGGGCTGGACCAGCTGCGCGGCGACTTCAGCATCATCAAGAACGCTTGTGACATCATAAGCAGTTGGATCTGCGAATATAGATGATCCAGACGTCACCAAGTGAGGTACTCCTCGGAAACCTACCGGTAAAGCAGTTGCAGGAAGTGTGCCACGCTCCATGTCTACTGACGGAGATACTCTGACGTAATTCGAAGCATTCGGATAACTTCCTTCTACAACAAGCTTCTGGCCACCAGCACGCTTGTCAAAATCGTAGAAGATATTGTAGTCACCAATCACTCTAGCAATGTACCGTTCGTTATTAGGATCAAGGCTTAACTTAACAAACCGCTCCAAAACTTTCGGCTCAGCATCGGTATCGTAGAAATCTCTAACGAGCAGATCGAACGTGCCGTACTTATTGTTTACGTTCGTTGACTTGACAATGTTCTCAACAGAGATCTTAACTCGGTGGTTACCAATCGCTCCATCATCAAGACAGTGAACGGTAAATAAGTCTTTGTTTTGACCACCGAATTCCTGTGAAATTATAGTCGGGAACTTTGCAGTCCGGAACCTGTCTGTAAAGGCTTCAAAGTTCGGCTTCGTTGTAGTCCCTGTGTTTCTGCCTGCTGAACCGGTCAGGAGGAATGCAATCTCTTCGTTCTTTATTGTGACACCCTCTTTAACACCGTCGAAAGACGCACTGTAGGTCGAGACCATCCGCAATGAGCCTGAGCATACCGCAAACGCGGGAGGAACGTTGAATTGAGCATACAGACAGTGACCTGCTAGCTCTGTCTTCGTAGGATCAGTGTTTAGAATGTTACCAAAGTAATTTGGAGCATCAACATCAAAAGACGCTGTAATGACAGTTGGATAGCTGTCAGTGTGAGTGTGACCATTCTGTAAAATCACGAACTCTTGGCGACCACCTCCGATGTTAACAGCACCAAGCGTTGAACCAGCATCTTGGGCCGCGCCGGTGCCGAACGCGAAATTTGCAGCGTAGTTGTTCGCAGTGGGTGCACCCAGCGGAAGGTTATTGGTGGTCTCGTATCTTGAAGAGCTCAACGCAAGGTTGACACCAGAGGGTGCCAGGAGAACACCTCTGAGAATCGGTTGTACAGCTTGAAGTCCAGCATCTGTGAACACATCGGAGCCATTTGATTGAGACATAATGACACCCAGGAAGTGCGCCCTACCAAGAGCTCCGGGGTTTATTGTAGTCGATCCAGCATAACCGTTCTTTCCGATAGCACCGTTTGTTTGGATAGTTTGCGACCCAACAACGAACCCAGCGTTTGTTACTGCGCCGGTTGCGGTTCTCTTCTTTCCGTCACCAGCACCAAGGGTTCGAACGAAAGTTCCAGCATTTGCATAACTTAACCACTGTCTCATTGCCATCGGAGCGAAGAGCGTTGTCTCTACATCTCCGAACTCCGCGATGAAGTCGGCAAATGTTGCGACAGTGATCGGAACAAATGCTCTACCTTGCTTGGCGGTTCCGATTACACCAGCAGGAATTCCACTCGGTCCCGTTTGGGTTGGGCCAGAAAGATCAATCTCTCTAGTGGACACTCCCGGACTTTTAAAGGTAAGTTCAGCCATTTCTGATAATCTCCTGTTTCATTTCTTAACTATACTACTGGAAGTCTACGCCACTGTTTGTAATGACAAAATCTATAGCAATAAATTCGATAGCCCTTGTTGGCACCACAACAATGCGACCGTTCAGTCTGTTGTTCTCAACGTCTTCCTGAGTATTGTTGGTATCATCCATCACGACTCTAAAAGACTCAATACCCTGCTGAGACTGTATGGTAGCCAGGAGCGGTGTAACAGAATTAACGAAACGAGCTCTGGTCGCAGGAGTGTTAGGCTCAAATAGAATCTTATCGGCAACGGATACAACTTGTCGCTTCAACTCTAGCATCATTCGACGGACGTTAACTCTATCAAGCGCGCTTTGAGCGAGCTGGCAAGTCTTTTGACCGAAGATTACGAAGCTACCATCAGCAAAGTTTGCAATCGGGTTGATCCTTGCGTCGTATAGCGTGTCTCTATCACCAGCCGTCAACCTAATGTCTGTGTTCTTGACTTGGTCAAGGCCACCTCTGTTGAAACCTGCCGGAGCGAACCACGGGTATGCGACTGAATCGTTGTAAGCCAAAGCTCCAATAGCAGCCACAGAAGCGGGAACTCTTACTCTGCTTCCAGTGGTCTTGTCGGTGATGTACACATCTGGGAAGTACGTCGCAGAGTAGTTATTATCAAACACTCTGGACTCAAACTGCTCAGCTGTTTCTCTAACATCAGGCCACGCAATCGATGCAGACGCGATAGCTTCGCGGTCCTCAGTGAGGAATAGACGTGCTTGGGCTTCAGACCACGCAGGAATATCCATGAGGTATATAGCCATAGAGTAGTCCTTCGTTCTCTCTGCGGCCCAATCCGTGACATATGAGTCCCTGATTCCAGGAATTGCTAGGATGTTAATCCTTGTAGACATGGGATCAGTAATAATCGTCGCGGCTTCTCTGTAAGAAGCAATGCTGTTGTTCTTTCGTCCAGTACCGCCTGGGTTCGACCTCAGACCGATTGTACCAGCGCTGAAACCAGACGCGGCCTTTCCGATCTGACCATCAACGCTCGAGGTATCATCTGTCGATGCCGCTCTATCGTTCATGTATCTCATATCTTTGTCTAAGATATTAACACCGTCAAACCCACCGAATACTGGAATGTTGAAAGCAGTGTACGGTGTGAAGCGGTTAAACTTCACTGATGAACTCTGGATTAGAGTCGCTAGAGTAATTCTGCCGTAATCAGAAAGATCCGGATCCATGATCGTGTAGTCTTTGGAGTCCGGTACACCGTTTCTGATGTACGCAGCTTCAAGCATATGTTCTGGAGCGGATCCGGTTAGGTTGTCTAGCAGCGTCGAGGCGGTAGAGCCAGTACCTGCAAGAACCACTCTAGCAAGAGTAAACTTGTTAGCGTTAAAGGCATCAGCGCCAGAGCCAGTAAGAATAGTGCCAATCTCTGCTAGCCCTTGGAACTTAGAGTACGCACGGACTAGAGGGTTGAGAACGCTAGAAGCGTTAACGTTCTGATTCGCGTTTGCAATACTTCCGGTTTCTGGACAACGCTCGTACTTAACACCCCAGTTGAGACGCTTATCAACAAGCTCTTTCTCTCCAGGGAAACCTGAGAACCAGCCATCCTTTGCATCACCACGCGTTACCTTGTAACGAAGAGGTAGCGGAGGAACGATTGAACCGGTTAGTGCGTATCTAGTGGTTAACTTATCAGCACCCCACAACCTTTGAAGAGACGCTCCTGCCTGACCATAAGTTATACCGTCGAGCTCGAGACCTGTATGGAGGCGATCTGTCATCGCGTCAGAAGTCTTGATTACCGGAACGCCGCGGAACCCGAAAGGACATGCGTCTCTTGGAAGGGTCTTGTTATAGACTGCATCGTTAAGAACAACTCTCACGAAATTTGAGACGTTTGGATAACGACCGGTAACGATGATTCTCTTTTCAGCCGCGTTCGTGGCGTCGAAGTTGTAACGTGCCTTGTAGTCACCGACTTTCTTACCGATAAAGTTATCTGAGTCTGGATCAAGGACACATCCTGGGAATGCCTCTAAGACTTGCTGATCAAGATCGGAATCATCAAAGCGACGTACTTGAACCTCGAAGCTTGGGTAAGGGTAGTTGTCGTTTGTCGACGCCTTAATATTAGCTATGGTGATCTTGACTTTGTCATTACCCCACTCACCATCTGAAAGCGTCTCGAAGTGGAACAAATCGTGCTCTTTCTTTCCATAGGGCTGTGAAATAATCGCAGGTGATTTCGGTGTTCTAAACCTTGTGTCGAATCGACCAAACGCATTCAAAGCTTTGGCAGCATTGCCAGTTAGAGCAGTTGTAACCACGTTGTTAGATCCTGACAGGACACTTACAGCTGGTGCTGCGTTAACATCTACAGAAGCCAACTCATCTTCAACCGCGAAGTCGAGATATAGCAAGTGCTTCTCTTCAGCGAACTTCAGAGGGTCAGTATTCAGAACATTGGTAATGTATGATTGATGTGTCGGATTCAACGAAGCAGTAACAATCTTAACACCCGCACCAGCCTGATCAAGGTATTCGTTAGTAAAAGCAGCACCAGCCGAAGACGAAATTGCCAGAGCAAAACAAAGGTTCGCAGCGTGGCTTGAATCGTTCTTTAGATCAGCGTTTTGATCGAGCTCATTGCCCCAAGTCTCTCCGATGTCGAGAACCTGTAAGCGTGAGCCTGATGCCGTTAAAACAACAGCACGAACAAGGTCAACCTTGTCGCCAGTGTTCCCTGGATCAAATGAAGGGTTGTCTGTAAACTGCGGGAACGAATAATCTGCTGACGCGGATACATCGTGACGCGCAACGATGAACTGGACTGAACTGTCCGATGCACTCATTGGTGAATCAGAAATAATAGGTTCAATTTTAAACCCGGCGTTTAAGACGGTCCCTGTGTTCTGTGTATTTGTTATATCAGCGGCGGTCTCATTCGCGCCAGCACCCAGTACTCTAACGTATGTCAAAGCAGTTCTGTTCGAAAGAAATGCATCTACAGCGTACGGTCCAAATCTTTCTGGATCTACTGTTCCAAACTTGTTAACAAAATCTGCTGTGCTTCCTACTGTAACAGGAACGAAAGCGGGACCCTTCTCGGCGGTACCTACTACTCCTGCGGGAACACCCACAATTTCTGTCTGTCTTTGAGATGCATCAATCTCTCTCTCGAAAAAACCGGGTGATCTAAATGTTTGTTCGGCCATTAGTCAGGTCTCCTGGATCTTAAGCTATCACAAATAACTATTCTGTGAGATAGCGAAATGTCTTTTATTGCGAAATCAATCTTTAAGTAATTTTCCCAAGTCAATAGCAATACCCTCGGGTGCTTTAAGTCCGAACCTAAAAACTGTCTCCCCTTTATTGGGAGTAGACACGGACATCAATACAATCCTCTTCTCC